TCGATATTGTCATCGGCTGAGGGGTTGCCCCATTGCCCGCCAGGCCCACAATCCTGGAGGTTCTGAAGTATCCCGGCTCCCTCCATCTTCTTCAAATCGGAGTAGTCCAGCCATTCTTGGTGAATCCAATACATACCCGACTGGGGCTGACGGCTGAGAGAATCGGGGTCGCGGTGTATCTTCCAGGGTTCGATCAAGTCCCAATAAGGTCCTTGACCAGAGCGCCACATGGGAATCATCTCCATGCTCTGACCCACCGCCGCCCCCATCTGGGTGGCGTCCAGAAAATTAATCGGGAAGTTGGAGAAGGATTTGGACATCATCAGAGACATCAGTTTGCGAATAAATTCCGCATCGACTTTGTTTTGCTCGTTCTCGATACTTAAAAACTGCGGGTCAAAAGCCTTGCTGATAACCGCCAGGAAAGCCATGACGTAAATATTCGGCTTGGGTAGGATCGCCCGGCTCTGCCACTCCTCCTTGAAGTTGTAATTCAACGGCTCTTTCTCGTTAAAAACATCCCAGCACTCCGCCTGTTCATCCCGAATATCTTTCATGGAATCCCGGGACTCCTTCACACAAGCATTTAGATAGGCGACAAAATGGGCCTCATCCTCCCCGGCGTAAGCCTGGGTGGCTTCCTCTCTTTCCGCCAATTCCTTGTCATCCATCTCTGGCTTGGCGCTCTCCATCTCCAGCTTGTTGCGAGAGCGTTGCACCTCGGCGGTTGGATCTTCAGGAACGGTAATTGCCATGGAGGTCCTTAAAATTTCTTTTTGGTCAGATGCCCCGTGTTGGTCTTCTTCACCGGCAGACCTTTTTCCTTGGTTGCCGCAAAGTCGTGGAGCTGCTCATGGGTCATGCTTTTGGCCATTTCTGCGGAAGCGGAACCCGGCTTTGCCTTGATCTTGCCTTCCTTCACCGCTTCAGCAATACCAGCCGCCTGCCTTTGCTTCTTGCTTTCTGCTGGCATACCGCCTCCTTAATGCTGGGTCATTTGATTACAGACCACACATGGAACACACACAGCATCTATGATGGCTGCCTGGGTTAAGCAGTCCTCATAATGAGGACAATCCCGGCGTTCCGTCAGACGATGCCCTTGAAGAAAGTCTCGGGGAAGTATGCTCGGACTGCGATGTTCATGCCCACCGCAAATTACGCAGCGGCCATTGGGATAAAGTTGCCGGTCAGTAGCGAATAATTGTGCGCCCATTTTCTTGTTTTATTACCTCTCCTAAAGGATTATTCTTGGCGGCAGCCATTGCCGTCCAGAACTCATCGTCACCCACCAGCGAATGGGTCACGCAGGCTGTCTCGCCGTGGTCCAATTTAGCAAGGTCACCATCCCAGCCCTTCTCCGGAAACACCATCTGACCAGTGAGCGTGTTGCGAAACGCCTGGCGCCCAATCTTGTTGCCTTCCCGGTCCTTGCCTTCAAAAGACTGGACTTCAACCCAGCGTTTCCATCCGGGGGTCTCCACCTTGATCGCCATCGGCCTACACGCCTCCCCTGGCAGCCAGTCCAGTTGACCCGTAACTTTTAGCCCGGTTCCGCATCTTGGTGGTCACCTGCTTCATTGCTCCCTTGCTCACCCGTACAATTTGGCTTCCCAGCAGCACACACACGGAATTAGCCCAAGCGTCCATGACATGGCTGATCTCGTCCTTCACGGGTTCTGTTCCCACAATATTGCCCGAGTTGTCGATCTTAAAATGCCAAGCTCCGTTTAAGCCTTTATCCAGCAGATGGTTGCTGGCCGACAAATAAATCATCGGGTCATTGTTCTGGTTGGAATGTACCAGCCAATAATTGAAGCTGCGCTCAATCTCCCGCCAGGTGACAGGTCCACCCTCAAAACGAGGTTTATAGACTCCATGACCGAACTGAGAGAAGAACTTCTCCACATCCTCAGAGGATTTGTGGTTGATGTTTCCCTGGTCGGGGGTCGCCATGGTTCGGTCCCCGCCGATCCGCCAGGACCGCCACTTGTCTTTCCATTTGGGGTTCCCAAGAAGAGGACCAACTTGAGTTTCCAGGAGAGTAGAGATGTCCGAACCCTCCACCCGCACGGTGTCGATATAGACCAAGCGGTTGGATTTGGTTATCTGTCCCAAGACGCAGGTGGGATTGTGCCAGCCATCGCAGAAAGCAAAACATTCTAAACCAGCGGCTGGCTCAATAACGCTGGGGCAAAGATGAATAGCCCGCCGGTAGCCCGGGGCCACGTTCTTGCCTGGCTTAAATTCGGCAAAGCGGCCCTCCACATACCTGGCCCTGGCCGTCTCATCATGGCTAAAGACTCTCCTGGCCATCTGCATGGCTTCTTCATTAAGAACTTGAATCTCAGCATAGGGCACATGAAATACCCGTTTGACGATCAGGGGAGTCTCGGGGTCGATATCAGGTTCCAGGATTAGCCGGCGATAAGTCCAGTGGGTCTCCTCGGCATAATTCATGTCAATCTGGAGCCGACTTGGCCCGCCGCTCCTGCGAGTAGAACGATAAGCGGCATGGTCATAAACCACTTCCGGCACCCCGGCGTTTTGCCGCTCAGTCATGGGGGCTGGATCGTTAATCCAGATCAAGGACCAGGAAGAAGCACCCTGAAGACGCTGAAGGTCGGCGGGGTCGTTGCACCCAAACAGGTCAGCCTCAATCTTCAGCCCCCCAGCGACATCAATCCGCAATTCCTTGTTCTCATTCTTAAAATGGACCTGGCCGGGGGCGACTTCAAAATACTCGAAAAAAGAAGGCACTACAGAAATACGGATGTTCTCTAAGGTGTCCCGGATGATGGCAATGCGGATACTGGTACCGCATTGTTGCTGGTGAGCAAGGATTGCCTGGATAGAGGCAAAAGTCTTATGCGACCCCGGTGGTCCAAACAGGGCATTGATTTGGGCGGTGGAATGAATGTAGGCCAGAGAGGTTGGCCCAAATAACCACTGGACATCTATCATATCTCATTAGTAAGATGATAACTGAATAAAAATCAAGAGGGCTTGACACTTAGCAAAATAGGGGTTAATAATGAGAAAAACAGGAGCCGCAATATGACTAAAGGGACTTGGAATAAAAATGTAAGAGGGTCTGGCAAATGTAGGCCGGTAATGTTCAGGCGGGTGCAAAAAAGAGGAGGGGGGTATTTTATCCGCTTACCTAAACCCTGGTGCGAAAAACGGGGATTTATACAAGGATTAAAGATGGCTTTGTATTTAGACCGGAATGAGATTTTTATCAGGCCGGTGGAGGAGGAATGAGATGGATATCTTAATTAAGCGTGGTCCCGGCGGAGGATCGTGGCTGGATATGGGAACCGGAAAATCCTTGGGGCCAGATTACAGCAGGTTATTTATTTTTGTTTCGATTCCTGATTTAGATATAGCACATGGATTTGAGTTAAATTTTGAGAAGATCAGGAGCCTGCTACCCGAAGAAGAAATCAGGGGTTAGGATTCCACCCCTCCTTCCTCGACTGTTCCCTGAGCGTCAGGGATTTTGGTTCGACACGGCGGTAGGGAATAACCCGGTATTCACAAACAATGCCGCTCTCAGCAGTAAATGGCTGGTATATTTCCTCGACTCTGGCCATGCTTGGCTCAAAGAAAACCTGATCCAGAATAGCAACCCAATCGGTGGGTTCTTCCCCAGGCCGGCAAATGCGTTGCTCAATTAGCCAGACTTCGTTCATTTAACCACCGTCACCTGGCATCGCTTAACCCCGAAAACATGGCATTCGTGCAGAGTGGGGAAGTAAATATCCACCCGATAGTGCTTCCACTTCGGCGGCATTAAGTCGGCAAAGATGAAGGTGCCTACCGTTAGGACCTCTACACGAACCCCAAACCTGTAGTCGTATTTCCCTGAACCGCATTTCAGGCCCAGGTCCTGCGCCAGCTTCCGGCTCAGGGCTATGCAGCCGCCTTTCCTGTGAATCTCGGCTGTCGCTGGCCCCGATGTTGTGTGGCCCTTGAGGCAGTAGGCCGTGCATATTACTGTCGGTGCGGGTTGGCATTGTCCGGTCGCTGGGTAGAAGATTATTGTTAGAAGCACGATTATCCATAACTTCATTCAGGCATTTTAAGGGGTGCCAACCCATCAGGGGTTCTCATGCGATAATTCCTCCAAAGGAATCAGTTTGGCTTTCATAATCTTGTGCTTTACATCGAAAATGGAATCAGTAGGAGTTACTTCAATTCCCTTATGACCCGCATCATTACTTCTTCACCAACTCCTCCACCTTCACCCCCAACGCCACGGCTATCTTCTCCAAAGTCCCCACCCGAGGATCAGCCTGACCCAATTCAAGGTTCTGGATCGCCCGCTCCGATACCCCGGACATCTGCGCCAGCGCTGGTCGGGAGAAGCCCCGGGATTCCCGAAGGGAACGGATGCGGGCGCCAAGGGTGGTCATGTCATATCCTCTATCCCGACTGAGCTATACGGGTGATGTCTTCCTTGCTCTTTATCCTCCATGACTACTACATTATAACACCTTTTATTAAAGATCAAGCAGTTTTGTGCCGGGATGGAATTATTCCCCCTCTTTAAATTTTATCAACTTTCTGGTGACCTCGGCTGCTTCATCGTTCCCAGGATTCCGGTCTGGATGTGAAGCAAAAATCAGAAACTTCAGGTGCCTTTCAATAAATTCCAAGAGGTCTGCTTCTGGTGGAATCTTCCCTAAATATCCCGGATACCGCTGCGCCATGCTGAGTTGATGCTGTAATTGAATTAATTGCTTCTTTTGAGCAATAACCTGGTTCCGTAAATCAAAATTGTCTTTATGAAGGTCGCTGTTTAAATCCTCAAGATGGACAATTGTTCTTTTAAACTTCTCTTTCTCTATGTCTATAGAAGGCGCTTCTAAAATAGAAGAAGATTTATCATTACTTTGTTGCCTTTTAATTTTAAAACCCCAAGCTGTCATGATTTGGAATATATAGGATTTCAGAAAAGGTTGTCAAGCATAATAATACCGGGATGGAAAATGTGAATATTTCTCGGGGGAAACATTGCTACCCAGGGGGGGGTACCTGCCGCTCCCGGGGTTCGCGTTTCCAGGAAGGAAATTTGAGGCGAGTAGAGGCAGCATCAGGGCCGCGATGCCAGGTCAGTAAGGCAGGCCGGGGTTGTATGTCCTTTTCACAAGTGTTAGTTTACATAATGAATGATATTAGACGTTAGCAAATATGCTAAGTAGTTGATATGATTGAGATAGATATAATCAGAAATATTATCAAGTGCGGTGCTATCAAGATATGGTATAGCAAGACTGCGGCTGGCCTGCATTACAACGTCACTTGACTATCTGGATCGGCTTGCCAGGCGATGAGGGCTGAGGGTGATTGTAAGAGGCTGGCTCCTGGAGTAGGGTCTGGCCCGGTGGGGTGATGTTGACTTGCTGGGAGCCCTCAAGGGCCTGAATGATGATCCTAACCCCCTCATTCTGCTGGGTATCCTCCCTGATCATGCGTAAAACCTTGCAGGCCAGCTCATAGGCTCGCAGGCGCACTACATCTGACTTAGACTTTTCGGCTAGAGTCTTAACACCCTTAAGAACGTCAATCTCTCCCAAGCCGACGGCACGACACACTTTCGCCGGATCTGGCCCACTTCCTTCATGCTTTTTATCTTTTATCGAGCTAGCCGCCCTTTGCAGTTTTTCTAACTGTTTTAGCTCTTTATCTTCTTCCTTCTCTGTCTCGTCCTTTGGTCCCCAACGAGCGGCGAGTGCTCTTTCCATCCTCTTTTTACGTTCCTCTGGGGTCAACTTGTTAATGGCACTAAGAACGGCTTGACGGCATTGGGCGCTTTTCTCTTCAGGGGTCATGGTTTGAGATTAACTCGAAAGGCTGGCAAAAGTCAACCTATCTGCAAATGGAGTTTTAGGAGTGCTACCAGGAAGGCAGCGAGCAGGAAGGTGTCTGCTATAATATCAATCATAGTTTTTAAAATAAGGGACTTGCTAGGCTTTTAAAAAACCCAGCAAATTATCAGTGAGGCATCTTGCCAGCACCAAGTCCCTCAGAAAAGCTGACAAGCGGAAACTCCCCGCCGATATACTCAGATGAATCTCCCGATCACTTCCGGCTGCTATGAAAGCCAGATACTATCTGAATCAAGCCTTGAACTGCTTCGGCTACGATTCATCCGCCAATCAGCGTACCGGGGCCGCTCTAAGAGACTGTTTTAAAATACGGGAAGCTGCCCAGTACTTGAGGGCCTGAAATGTGGCCCGACAGCTTCCCGGGGCATCAAAAATCCCTACGCCAGATGCGGCCGCATCGCGGGCAGCGCAGGTCTGGGCTCCGCCAAGGTATCGGGGGCCATAAGCCAACCGCCTTGACATTCCCTTAGTCCCTCCCGCTGGGACCCGATCGGCCATTGCAATATTCTTTCATGCAATCAGGATGTCGAGGACTTGCTTTTTCTGGTAAATATAATTTTCCCGGATCATCATACTCTTTACAAATCCAGCACTTTAGCCAAGAAGCGTTTCCACAGGCTTTCAAAGCTCGCATACGTTGATGCAGTAGCATATGATACTTTCTATCCTGGCAAAGCACAAGCGGCCCACTATTTTTAGTTCCGTTATAATGATGAACTTCGGCTTTTAAGGGAAGAGGTTTGCCAAGGGCTTTCTCGGCAAGTATAATATGTTTCGCTATGTATCCGTCCTTATCCGCCCGTGCATGATCTGGAATAAATACAGATAAATATCCATTTTTTATAGCAATTCCACCGCGCCAGGTTGGGGCATTTTCTCCTTTCCCTACATTATGACCCCAAACATATTTATAATATTGTCCTTTTATTCTCCCTCTGCTATTGTCAGTTTTGGAGATTATATTTGTTTGCTCTCCACAACCGCAAGCGCATAAAGGTATCATTGTTTTTCATCCTCCGCGGACTCTTTAAAAAACGTCCCGAAGCAAACTGGAGCTGCAGCCACAGAATGCCTATCGACCTCGGGATCACAGC